CGTTTTCCCTCACCTCAAGTTCATTGGGCTGGCTGTTGAGAATGTTGTAAATATACAACTCGCGTTGTGTTTTTACAACATCCGTAAAAAACTCGTCGGTCAGTAAGTTTTGCGCTCTTGCGGCTTTATCCAATTACAGTCCTAGTTTGATGGCGGCTTCCTGTTGCTTGATCTGGATGTCGGCGGCGGCTTTCTCCTGAGCGATCTGGATGTCTGCCATTGCCTTCATGCGCTTGGCCTCGATGTCTGCTTCGGCCTTTGCCATCATTGACTGAATCTGAGCTTGGGTCTGGGCCATGATTGCCTGAGCCATCGGATCTGCACCCTGCTGTTGCGGGGCAGGTTGGGACAACTGCGCGTCTAACTCCGGGGTGATCTCGCGGAAGAATCTGTTGGAGTCCTTGAACCCCGCGGCCTCGATAAACCTTCCCAAAGTGGAGCGGTACTGCCCAATTGAGACTAAGGGGTTGGCAGGTCCGTACTGGCCTAAAATCTGTTCCTGCTTTTGGAGGATCATGCCGAGCATTGCTGCCTGTTCCTGACGGTTTCCTGTACCCAAACCCACGTTGACTGTAACGTCATACTGGGTGCTCCACTCGCGGGGGTCCATAGGCACAAACTTGCCGCGCAGACGGATGATCCTAGGCTTGTCTTGGTACTTGCAGAGCAGGTGCAGGATGTTCTTAAAGATGTCTTTAATACCAGTTTCTGCAAATATCCGAGCGACTAACTCAAGTTTGCCAGCAGCGGCGTTTTGCATGACAGCAATTGCCGTGGCCGTGGTGTTTTGCAGGATATTGGGGTCTAGTCCCTGAGAAGCCTCTGTGACACCCGTCCGTTTGGCTTGGATGTCGTCCATATACTGAAGCATCGGGAAAGACTGCCCTGCGACTGCTTGGACCGGCAGTTGTTGGATGGCGGCAGGATTCTTGACCCTGACCACCCCACCCGGTGTAACGGTAAGCAGGTCATCAAGATTTACCTGTCCGTCCACAGCAACTACGCGAGCGTTGTTCGTCAGGTATAAGTTGTCTAGGATTTGGCGGGTAAGCGTGGACTTGATAAGCTGAAGGTCCATCGTCCGATCAGCCATAGACTGACCAAAGAACTTGTGCGGCAGAGGGATCGGGCAGATAGAGCAGAATGGAAGATAGTCGATCTCTTCGTTTTCCAGCACCGTAGATCCTGCGTAGATTACACGGCGTAACTCTGCAATCCCATCCTCGTCATAGTCCACGCGGATGTAAGATTCAAATACCTCAATCTCTTGCATGGCAGGATCAAGGCTCGGATCATCCGGCTGCTCTCCGTTGGAGTAGCGGGCAACACGCTCTGGCGTGTAGGTCAGATCCTCGAATGTCGGGAGTTGGTCGATCTCGTCCTTATCAAACCCCATCGCAACCAGTTCGGAGCGTGTTACAAGGCGGCGGTGAGCGCAGAAAGGCGTGTCTGCGAGCTCGATGGTTTTCTTGCTGACGATGAACTCTTCGGGCGGGACGTTTTCAATTACTACCCGGCCCTTCTTGTCAATCTTCTTGACCTTTACATCGTAGGCAAAGATCGGCATCGGGACTGAGATTCCAGTCATGGGATCAGGCATACCCGGCACTTCGCCGATCTGCTTCTGATCCTGACTTACGATCTCGTACTGCTGGTCTTGCAGAAGGAGAAATAACTCTTCCTCAGACAGATTCTCGTACTTCTCGGTCGTGACCTCTGTCTCGTCCTTCCAATAGACCTTAACTGTCCCAGTCTTGGAAAGCAGAGCGTCCTTGATCATCGTGTGCAGGACTGAGATCCCCGGGTTATCCCGCATGAATACCCAATTACACATCTGAGTTGCTTGCTCTGCCAGCTCTACATCTTCCGGTCCCTGAGGCTCGAATACCACCACCTCGTCCGAGCCAGTAAACACCCGCATGAGCGCAGGCATAGCACCATCCACAGCCTCGGCAACCTCGCGGGTAACGATACGCGAACGACCGTCTACCTCGTTGCCATACTCTTCGCCGTTGTAATACTGGATGGCTTTGCGGCGGGATTCGGTAGTCTCGGTCTCAAGATAGCCAATAGCGTTGTCTATCTCGTTTTCGAGTATGCCTTTTAGGGTTTCTTCATTCATTTACACGATCCATTTCACATTCGGTGAGAGTGGTTTGCTCCAGTTGCTCGTTTGGTTCATGCCGACCGCAAGGTAGCGGAAGGCGTCAGCCGCATGAGATGTGTAGTCATGTAACGGCTTGTCGTAGAACACCTGTCGTTTCTCGTCATACTCCCTGCGATAGTTTCGCAGACAGTCTAATCCTTGTTTTGCCTTGGGATGGAACCAGCAGTTAGGCAGCATCCTTCTGACCGCTTGGATTCCATCGTCAACCGATAGTCTTGGGCAGACGGTGATAGATAGTCCTAAGTCTTGCAGGATCTCTTTTCGGCTCTTGCCGGTTCCTAGTTCCCTGACTTCCACATCGTGCGGCAGGATATGCTCTGCCTTTGAGTAGTCATTATTCTTGATCCAGTTGACATACCACGCTAGCCCTTGGCCGTGATTCTCGACGTAATCAATAATCCTGATTTCTTTACCCATCGTCTGTGCAACGAAGATCGCTGTCGAATCACCAACACCCAGATCCCACGCCGTAAACGTTTTAAGTAGATCGTCTCGGGCAAATTCTTGAAAACGGTCGGCAGGTAGTTCGGTGATGATTTTGGCGTAGAACGAACCTTCGACTGGAGAATCAAAACTGCACTCGAATTCTTGGGCGTATTTAGCGTCGCCCATTTCCTTCTTGGCAGCGGCGAGTTCATCCGGAGAAAGTATGTCTGTCTCCGAAGCCTTGAACTCAAGTAACTTCCAGCCGGGTTCTCGTTCTGCTCGGTCTCGGAAGTCTTTGAAGTGGTTTGCACCCTTGGGGGTTCCTAAAAAGATAGCCCAGCCCAGCCTGTCAGCAAGAGCAGGACGAACAATTTCGTTCCATATCTTCGGGTTTTGATCACCGATCTCATCCAGAACCACGCCATCAAAATACTGGCCCCTAAGACTGTCAGGGTTATCCGACCCGTATAGTTGGATTCGTCTGTCAAGAAAATCTACCTTTAGTTCTGAGATGTTCGCTGACGTATTTAGGTTCTGTGTGTATTTTACCAAGTAATCCCACGCCACCCGCTTTGCTTGACCGTAGGTGGGAGCGATGTAAGCAAATCTCGGCGCTTCCTTTTTGCACTCAATCGCAAAGTGGATCAGATGATTCAGAGCTGCGACTGTCTTGCCTAACCTACGATGTGCCACCACGACCACAAAGCGGTTCTTCTTTGCCGCCTCGTGGATTGCGGTTTGGTACTCCCTTGCAACGTATCCGGTACTGACTTCTATTTCGGTCATATCCCCGTGACTACTTTCATAATCACCGGGCCACTATCGTTTCCTGTTACCTCAGTCCGAGCCAGTTTGGGGATGTGGTACTCAATCGCCTTCAGGTAGATGTCGCACGCCTTTTCAGGATTGGTCTTGGCGACCTGATCCATCCACTCTAAGAACTTCGGAGCGTTGTCCTCAGCCATCCTAGCGATAGCCTCTCTGACGGCTGCTGTGGCCTTATTGGGGCTGCCCTTGGGCCTTCCCATGCCAGCGTTGCCGCGGTTCTGCGTAATTTCGCTTACTTTAGGTTCTTCCATGTCCGAATCCTATTGGTTGTTCGGGATAAGTTGTTGCAATTATACAACAATTGTTTTGTTATAGAACTGGTAAAATGTTACAAACTTGAGGAGGTTTTATGAAATACACCATCACCCTTGACCGCACAAACGAATATAACTTGGTTGTTTCTTATAGCGAAGAACTTAAATCTATGCCGGCCGAAGATTTGGCCGTTGCTCTTGAGGATTGTATTAACACTCTTAAGAGCGAACTTTTACTTGTTCAGCAATCCTAGATCTTTTTGTCGGCGCAGGTACTCGTAGTAGTTATCAATCACCTGCTGGTCGATAAGTTCTGATATTCCCTCTTTACGCTTTTCGAGGGCTCCAATTGCCATGTTTCTTACATCGCCTTTTTTCCCAACCATTTCTTGAGAAATTCTGCCAAATGTTTTGGGGAACAAAACTTCTATTGGTACGTTTTGGCCGAGGCTTCCTAAATATTGCGCTGTAAAGTCAGTATTGTAAGTTGGGTTGACAGACGGTCGCAGGTGCATACCGCCTTCTCCAGTAGCCATCACAGTATTGCCAATGTAACCTTTTGGAACACCGGCCAAAGCTGGGTCCGTAAGCGCCATAGATAAATCTTCTATGTTGAAACCTAACTTCTCTTGGTTTCCCTTCAAAGACATTTTCTGCATAAGCGCAATTCTTGCGTTCCCGGCGGTTGTGTTTAAACCTTCTCCGGTTAGCAATTGCATACGACCCTCTTCAGACATAATGCCCTTAAAGTTTTTCAACCGAGCTTCTTTGTCGCCCGGAAACTTATAGTCTCTAATGCTTTTGTCAATTTCTTTAATTACGCTTTTTGCTGGAGCTCGAGAGTCTAAAAGACCAAATATTGCTTGGGTCGGCATAACCGAAAAAAACTCCGATTGCTCGCCCATTGTGGCGGGCAAATGGATAACCCGGCCAGTACCACCAGCTTCAATATTTTCCTTAGTTGCTTGTGTTGTTCTGTCTTGAACGCGTTTTGCAATACCAAGGTTTGAAGCACCCCCAATACCGCGCTCAATATGCCCAATGTCTCTGGCATAGTCTTGACCGCCATGTGTAATAACTGGGGTCGCAAGCGGTTCATCAGAAATGCTTGTAATCTTGTAGTTTCTGCTAGTTAAATCCCAAGGGTTAATTATTGCGCTTGATCCTTTGAGATCTTCAATTTTTACCGGAGTCTTTTCAGCCAACCCGCCCATAAACTCTCGTTCAAACCGTGTCCCAACTGTTGGGTCTCGTTTTAGCGGGGTCGATGGTTTAAATATGCCAGCAGGAGCAAACCCCATAGGGCCAGCCATAATCATGTCGGTCAGGCGGGCAAGTGCTGCCTCGTCCGTGACCCTTGTCGGCCTTCTCGGGTCGGCAAAGGCTTGGTTTTGTAATGCTTGAGCTTCTTGGGCTGACTGGGCGATGTTGCCCAAAGTCTGTTGGGCGGCTAGGGACGGATTTTGGATAG